TATTTCATCTATTAAATTATATTTTAAACAGGTTTTAGCATCCCACAATAAATCATGTTTTAAAATCTCATCTATTTTATTCATAGGAACTGCTGTATATTCCCTATAAACATTTTTGATTGTTTCCATCATTAAATCTAAATTCTTTTTTTCATCCTCTATTTCAGAGTATTTTCCCCACAATTGGGATGTTAATTGATGAATTAACATATAAGAATTTCTACTCATATATCTTTTTTTACCGACTACTGTAAGGAATGTAGCAGCACTTGCACTAAACCCATCTACATAAGTATGAACTGGAACTTTCATTCTCAGTATCGTATCCATAGATGAAATACCACTTACAACCGAACCACCACCTGAATTTATAAATAATTTAATTGTTGGTGGTTCTATATCTAAGTTGGTTGATAGTATTAAACTTTTAGTCTCTAACTCACTTAATTGTCTATTAAGTTCTGATGCACCATTTCTATTAATACTAGCGTAATAATAAATTTTATTCTCATGAACTGATATGTGTTTTTCTTCAGTTGATTTTCGAGTAACTTTTTTTAAATTCTGTTTACTCTCACCCCAATATGTTTCATTCATTATTTTATAACTCCTAATAGTTCTATTACCATAGCCATAGCATTTATTTCTTTATCAACTACCTGACTATCTGATAGTTCATATCTTGCAATAATTAAAATACATTCTGCTAAATGACCTTTACCATAACCATCTACTTCATCATATAACAAACGAAACAAGTCAGCGTAATCTGTAATCTTATTATCAACTAATAATTGTCTAATTTGATTGAATGCATTTTTCTTATTTTGTGTTTCTAAAATCTTTAATAGTTTTAACTTATAATCATTTTGTATAATACTTGATGTATCTAATTTAAGTCTACCTTTAACTACATTTCTTTGAGCTGAATTAATAACCCTACGAATATCAGGATATCCACTCTCTACTAAGACTTTTATATCTTCAGGACTATCAATTACATTTTCTTGTATCAAAATGTTATGAACGTGTTTTGCAACTTCTACTTTAGAAGGTGGAATAATCTGAAATGATTGACATCTACTTTGTATCGGGTCAATTATTCGTTCTACATAATTACACGTTAAGATGAACCTACAATGTTTACTAAAGGTTTCCATTAGATTACGAAGAGCTGCTTGAGCATTTGGTGTAATGTAATCACACTCATCAAGTATAATAACTTTTAAATCTTTAAAACCAACAGTAGAAGCAAATTGTCTAACTTTATTTCTAACCGTATCTACACCAGTCTCATCTGACGCGTTAATATATAGATAATCACACTCTATATTATTAACAAGTAATTTAGCGAGAGTGGTTTTACCCGTACCAGCTCTTCCATATAATAGAAGGTGTGGTAAATCTCCACTCTCAAGATACATAGATACTTTACTCTTGAGATGTTCATTCCCAATGTAAGTATCTAACGTGGAAGGCCGATATTTTTCTACCCATAAAGAATTAGACATTAATCTACGTCACTTGTTGCTACTAACCAGTATGTAGCAGTATAATCGTCAATCTTAAAAACAATCTTTGCTAATCCTTCACTACTAACTTGTAAAAATGCACTTTCACACTCTTTGTTAGCAATTAATATACTACTAAAATATTCTGCATTAAAAGAAACATTATCAATTGGACTGAACTCTGAAGTGATTACTGGAATATTAACTCTATTTGTATTTACTGACGAATATCCTATAACTAATTTTGTAGATGTGTACTCTTTATCAGCATTTTCACTTGTAATAACTGTGAAAGTAGTTGAATCTTGTAATGCTGATTTTCCAGATATAAACTTATTAATTACCGAAGGTGTCATATTTATACTAAGTTCAAAATTAGGGATATTTTGTAATTTTGGTGGTTCATTTATAATAGATGGGTCACTTAACATATAATTTACTGAAGATACGGAATCTGACACTTTCATTGAAATTGCTTTATCACCAGATTTTGTTACTGAAACATTAATATCGTCATCTAATACAGATAATAACTTTAATAACTGTTCTGTAGTGTAAATACCAATATTTGCATCTTCAAAGTCCCATTTATCCATTTTTATTGTACCCAATAAAGTTTTATCACCTGATACGAATCTTGTGATTAGTTCTTGTTCGTTTGAACTACTCTTTAGTACTACTGAATCTGCTATACCATTTAAATGATATTTACTGATGAAACGTACTAGTTTCTGTTTATTCATAAATTGTTCTCCTATTATTATTTATAACCATATATACATATATATATAAGTCTGTTTATTCAAAATCAAAAAAATCTTTCTATAGTTTTAGTAGCATCTGTTGGTTCGTCCCAACCTAGAGCTTCATATAACATCATAATTTTTTTATGTAAAGCTTGTTTATAAAGTTTATCTGGATTAATAAACTGTTTAATAAATTCTAAAACTTCTGGCGGGTCTTCGTGACCTTTATATGCTATTGTATTCAGTCCTAAAGGGTTTTGTTTCAGATAAACCCATTTAATTTTTTCACCATTAGATATTCCTGAGTATTGTCTTGATATTTTGTTATATTTTAAAAAATCATTATAATACAATGCACTTTTAACATGAATTGGTGTACCTAACTTATGTGATTTAAATATACTACCATCTTTGTTTGTATACTTAGTTATACCCTTTACACCTATAGGAATAGCTATCTTATTAAAGTCCATTAACTTCATACTGTTTTTAAAATTAAGGATAAACGTATCTAATACTTTTTTAGGTACATTCATTAATATATCTTCTAATAACTTACTTAACATATCTCGCATAGCAACTGGAAAACTTGAACGAACTGTATCTAAACCTTTTACCATTAGTTTATTTACTTTCTTACCATTGTCGTTAATAATCTTTAGTGCGTATCTTTTCTTAGTTACGAATAAACCACTCTTTGCAATAACCTCTTGTTTGATATCAAATCTATGTTTATCTAAATTACAAAACTTTTTAGCGAAATAGTTATACCCATTATTAAGATACAATTGAACTTCATCAGCTATCTGTAGAATAGCTTTTGACATCTTATCTTCATTTCCTATATCTAAATCTGGAAATCGTTTCTTTACTAGTGGTAAACCTGAATAAAATACTGAATCTGTATCAATGTATATACAATAATCTTTGGTGTCTTTTAATTCTTTATTATAAAAACTATTAGTAATTTTTTTAGTAAATTTAATCAAAGATTGACCTGTAGTTGTTACAGCTTCAGCATTATCTAAATCATAAAACCTAAATGCTGGTAGACCCAATACACCATACAATGAGTTTAGAACAACCTTTTGTAGATATTGTCTCCTATCAAAGTATTCTGATTTTTCTTTGTCACCTTCTTCAAAAAACTTTTTAGATAATTTACGATATTCTACCCTCTCATCAAACCACTTTCTTAATAGTGCAGGTAACAATCCATCTTTATCTGAACGATACATCACACCATTAGTGGCTATACCTACCTGTTCATTTTCCATCATATGTTTCAACTCTGTTTCAGTATATCTATTTAGTACTTTTCCTTCATGTGTAATTGAATATGTTTTTTTATTATCTTTTTTTAAGAACTCTCCTGGATTCCAACCTTCAATCTTACCAATCTTAGTTTCTGGAGATATATTTAATGACATAATACAAGATGGATACATAGAAGTAATATCTAAATCATAAACCCAATCGTGTTTACCTTTTTGTGGGTCTTGAACATAAGCACCTTCAAACTTTTCAAGTTTAGTATTCTCACCTTTTTTGTGTTTGTTGGGAGCCACAATATTATTCTTTCTTAAATAAACTAAAATAGCTCCTTCTAAATAACGAGAACTCATAAATACATCTTCATATGGTACGTGTCCAAGATGAGCTAAACCACGTGCAATTCCAATGAAATCTAACTTATCATCAATCTTTTTGACAAGTTTTACGTCTTGTAAGTTATATTGAACAAACTTATCTAAATCATTTTCATATAGGTCATTAAGAGTACCGTCATATGCAACCTTTTTTTCACCAACTTCGTATTCACCGATAGCATCTAATCTATACGATGGTCGTTGACTGAATGTATATTTTTTATATAAAGCCAAATAATCTAAAGTACTTACACCAGCAATCTTATACCGTTTAACAAAATCACTCCATTGGACGACACCAATCGGTGATAATAAGTTAGCTATATCTCGACCTATAACCTGAGATGCTCTGTTATACAAATATGTAATATCAAAAAACTCAACATTCCAACCTGTTAATATGGTTGGTTGTATTTCCATATACTTTTTAAAGAAAGCATTTAATAAATCATATTCATCTTTAAACGATACTATAGTATCATCACTATTATTAGGTTTTAATTTATTAGATGGGTCTAATACATAACAAAAATACTTTTCTAAGATAGGGTCATTAAATGCAATTGATGTTATTTTATTTTCAGCTTTATTCACATCAGGAAATCCCTGTGTGACTTCTACTTCGATATCAAATATCATAACTTTATGACCGATTGACACTTCATCTGAATCAGTATAGTTATCAACTAATACTCGAATTTCAGGATTGACATCTGATTCAAATAGTTCTGGTTGGTCTACGTCCCACTTGTTAATTCTTTTTAACTTATCACCATAAAGTGATATGTAATTTCCAGTTCTGTTTTTAACGTAGGCATACTTCTTGTAACGGAATGTTTGATGACCAAACTTGTCATCCCAAATATGCATTTTGTTTATTTTTCTATCGTAATATATGTTCTGATACATTTAGATTATAAAATCCCCATTTTGTATGTTAGAATATACGAATAAAACCTTATATAAGTCAAGTGTTTTTTATAGTTTCTCCAGGAATTTCACACACGTCATTATTACAAAATTTGTCTATTTCTGCTTCTTCACCTTCAATACCAACAAAACTCAACTTACCAAGTTTCTTAACTTGTCTATTGTATTCTTTTTCGTTGATTGCTTCATATGGCATCTGTTTATAAGCACCATAGTCGTGTCTCGGTAATAAAGAAATACCTTTTAATCTGTATTGGAAGTAATTTAGAACGTGTGGTAACTGTTCAGCTTCTGTTTCAGGATTGAATGTTGCTGTACAACTAACTTGGTTATCTGCCCAATGTCGCTGTAAGAACGCTGCTAAACTGAACTGTTCCCATATTGATAACTCACTTGCAGTTCTTATACCTTCCCCAACATCTACAGGAACTTCAACAACCATAGTAGACTCTTCTGAACCGAATGCTGGTTCCAATTTATAACCTGCCTTCTTCAATGGTTCTATTAATTCTGAATGTTTAGATAACCTCATTCGTCTTATATAGAATCTTGACTCTGGATAATGCATACCTGGTGTTGCACCTACTAATAAGGAAACTGTACCGCTTGGTTTAACTGAGGTAGTCTTGATAGATTTTGGTACAGCAAACCAATCACTATATTGTTTATCCCACTCTTGTATAGTGTCATATCCACTCTCTAACCAATTTTGTAATTCGTCTAAACCGTTTTTCGTAATGAACTGAGCTACACCACTTACACTACATCCTATTCTACGATTTCTTAACATAACTCTATTAGTGTCTGACCAATGTGTTCTACCAAGTGTTACTGTTTTAGCATATAAATATGCATATTTTAATGTCCTCTGATAGTCTTCTAACGAATCGTGATTAGCTGGAAATGTTTCTACTAAACAACACAACTCATATGATTCAAGTGATTGTTCTAAACAAGGATTACCACCCATAACTCTATGGTCTTTGTTATCTCCACCGTTTTTCATACGAGAATACGTTCTCATATTATCTAACCAAGCAAATCCTGGTTCACCATTATCTGTAATTCTTTTACACACCTCAGTATAATCCATACCGAGTTCTGCAAATATTGAATTGTTTGAAGTCCAACCATATTGGTCACGGTGTGGATTAACTTTATAATTTTTTAAATCTAAGTATTCTTCATTATATGGGTCTCCAAATACAATCTCTGCAGTTCGTCTAACGTTACCTGCAACAACACACTTACCGATAAGATTCATTATATCTACGATTGTTGTGATTGTGAGTGGTTCCCCTTCATTATTTTCTAATACTTTTACAATAGCTTCGTGTATTTCTTTTAGTGGTTCGGGTCCTGAACTTACACCTCCAAAACCTTTGATTGGTTCACCTTCAAGTCTTATCAGACTATAATCAAATCCTACTGGTGCAGCTCCGTGAAAATAACTTTCTAATAATAATTTAAGTGATTCTACCCAACCCTCTCTTGTATCAGGAATTTCAAATATTTCTTCTGTTCTATCACGATTGATACCTTTGACTATGATTTCACCAGCACCTTTTGTATCGAAACCAACCCCAACACCTAACATACTTGCATCCATTAGAAAACAGAAAGGTTTTGAGTAATCTTCTTTAATTGTTTTAGTAGATACGAAAGCACAATTATTTAGAGCTGCATACAATTTCTTTTCTTCTGTAATTGCAGTTCCCATTGCCCATAGTCCACGACCGGGAGGTAAGAACTTCATATTAAACATTCTATCATACATCTCTTGTGCTGACTTTTGAGCTTGCCACGGGTTCCAACCTAATTGGTGTGATTCAATATGATTTTTTTGCATTGAATACGTACCTTCTACAACCCTCTTAATTGTTTCCCACCATCTTTCATTTTTACCATCTTCTTTGAGTCGTGAGTAGGTTCTCATATAAACCAATTCACCTAAACCATTAAAACCAAATGGTGGTTTTTTTCTTTTATACTTATTAATAAAATTTTCTGATAACTGAAATTTTTCCATTTAATAACTCTCCATTTTTATAATCTTCCTACAACAAACATAAATATAATATATACTAAACTTAATCTGTTATTTACTCAAATCCATCAACTTTTTTTTCCATACTCTTGTATTTATTTGCTAATTCTTTTCTCAAAAATTCTGAACTGTTATCCATCTTGTTTTGTGCCTCTTTACCAAACTGACTACTACCTTCAAATACTTGGATTTGACCAATATTTGTATTTATTGTAGCTGGATAAGTAACTCCATCAATTCCAAATCTATTTTTAATCACATGGAATCTACCTGTATTAGCAATTTTATCTTCTACTTTTCTACTCATACTCATAACAAAGTCAGCAGTCATAACTTTACTATAATCCTCTGAAACTTTATCAGCACCAATCACATCTTCTTCAAGAGCTGAACGATTGGCTTGAGAAGCTGTCCATATTGGTATTTCTAACTCACCTGCTAATCCTCTTAAATCTTCATAGATAGTTCCTATTGCGTGTCTCTTCTCTCTAAAGTTTCCTGTAGGCATTAGTATATCAGCATAATCAACTAATACCATATCTGGTTTTTCACCACTTATTTCAATCTGTTTTAAATGAGAACTGATTGTTTGTACACTAGCACCTTTAGTTGGAA